AGCTCTCACAGGCTGACCATCTACTCTCAGGACGAACCTGAATACGCTTTCGTCGTAGATGAACCTGACGTGAATAGACACATCAGACTGAATCCCGCCTTTCTCGGCAAGAACATAACCTTTGGCAAAATCGGCAAGAACAATATCACCAACCGTTCCGAGGGTTGCGGCCTGCTCAATGGGAATAACCGGAAGACCCATCAGGGTAGCATAGGGTTGTCCACTCAGTCCACCAGGGGGCATATAAACTGCGCTACCGCCCGTACCAACCGCCAGACTCATAGTATGAAGCTGCGGCTGTATATTCTGGTTGATGTACCACGCTGCATTGGGGAGACTGGAAGCAAAGAGCCGAGAATACATCTTAACGATATTCTCAGTAACCACCGTTGCGGCATCCTGACCAGATTCCTTTGCTACACTTACAAGGCATCCAGCATTGAGAACACCAAGAGGCTGTCCAGCGCCGGTTCCGTTTATAATCGCATCATCCAAAAGGAAACCGAACTCATTAACAAAGCCAGTTCTAATTACACCCTCAAGGGCCATTGCATCATCCATCAGCTCATCAGTAGCGTAACAAAGACCAACCAGCTTATTGAGATTGAGTTCAATCTTTCTGAATTTCGGCTTGGAAGCTGTTTTCTCTCCTGCTTCATCCGCCCAATAACCGATAATTCCACCAGACCGAGAAGAAACCCTGGAAGTCTCATCAACTCCATTGATCTTCATGGAATTGGCATTGCCGGAAATCTGAATCCTACGGCATTTGTCGGCAAGAATACCAGTCTTAAACACATCTTCCAGAAGACCGGAAACATAATCCTGCTGCACAAGAAAACCGCCATCAGAAGGTACAGACTCACCAAGTCCAGTAGCTCGCTGATTGTAAAGCCTGGGGTCAATATTCCCACCGGGGAGGCCAGCTCTCATAACTGACATCATCTGTTCACCAAAAGAACCAAAGCTGTCTTTGGCGCGATCCTCGCCAACCACTATTCCAACGAGTGCGGGTTCCGTTTCCGGCGCGGCGGGAGTCTCAAGCAGGGTTGTCATTCTCTCCTGGCGTTCCATAGAAGTTACAATCTTTCTGATACTTTCTACGGTATCCAAAAGCTCATTTTTCAGACTGAGTTCTGCTTCGGTAATCTCACGATTTTCTGCCGTGCATTTTGTGTCGATATCAGCAACCTTTTTCATAAGATTGCCAATATCCTCTCTATACTGAGTTAAAGTTTTCATAAAGTCCTCCTAAATCTGTGATGGGGCCGCCAATTCAGCCCTCGTTAGTAAATCGGACACTCTATCTTCTTTGGCAGGCTCAGCATCACGCGGAGGGACTTCTTCTTCCTCTTGAGCATCACGCTCATCGGGAGCTATAAGTCCTTTAGCCAGGATTTCCTTCGCTTGAGTTCGACTGCACCCGGCATCACGCAGGGCGCGTTCTAATTCACGCGGATTCAATTCATCTTCTTTTGGTATGTATTCCATCAAGAACCTTACCTCGTCTTCGGTAAGCTCCTCTCCGGCTTTTATCCTTGTAATTATTGCATCCAACGCGCTCCAATCGACAATCTTTTCAGCATTACCAAACAGCGATCTCACTTCGGCTGAAGTTGTCGGATAGGCCGGGAAAGTGACAATCGAAACGTCAAAAAGGTTTACGTCCTTGAGTATCCGGGTGTCTTCGTTGTAATCGTCTTCGGCCTTGTTCACCGTGAAGCCGAAAGACATCTGACTTATATCCCCCCGTTTCATGGATATCATCAGGTCATTCGCCCATGTGGTAGGAGTAGGATCAATTTCAACAGCAAGCCCCTTTTTATCCTCGGCAAGTCTCAAGGTTCCAGCCTTATTCCTACCAAGAACAAAATTGGAGTCATGATTCATTAGGGCCCTGACATCATCCTTCTTGAGCGAGTTCTTAAACGCTCCAGGTGCAATCTTCTCCCGGAACCAACCATTAATATCTGCCCAGACATCGAAGACTGCGGCATATCCTGTAATTTTGGGAGATTCATCACCTTCAATCCGCAATTCGGCAGGCATATATCTCCGTTCTATTTCGGTATCACTTTGTCTTTTAGACATGATTAACCTCCATATCTTTTTTCATAATTCTTGATGACTGCTTTTTCTTTTGGTACTTTTCCCTTTACAACCATTTCTATCATTTCTAATGCCTGTTCCATTGAAATCTTGTTACTTGCTAGGAACTTCATCAGTTTCTTCGTCTGCATTGTCTTTTCCTTCTGTTATTTTGGGTGATTCTGGTTCTTTGCCTACATCTTCCAGTGGCATCATATTCATCGGGACCAAGTGAATGTCTCCCCCGTCCACGGGGTCCATGTCTTCCTTCGCTCTAATTTCATTTACGCTCATAGCACCGACAATGAACATCGAAGCATAGAAAGCTGACCTGCTCGCCGCGTCTCCCCTGAGTAATCCTTCAAGAATGTGCTTAAAATACAACTTCTCCTGTGAATATTCCTTCAAAGTTAGGAGTTGCATATTATAATTCTGCTCAAACCTGATACACCATGGCAGAATGGAATCAGTCACGAATGATATTTGTTCCTGTTCAATATTTGAAAATGAAGACTTTGTAAGGTCTTTTAGTTTGTGTGGGGGGAGATTAAACCAACGCGCTATTTCGGGGATCTGGAACTGCCTACTCTCCAAGAACTGTGAATCATTCGGAGGAATGCCAATATTCTCTATCTTCATTCCGTCCTGAAGCAGCATTAGCCTGTGAGATTTACCAAGTCCGCTGTATGTGGTCATCAGGGATTCTTTCATGTCGGCTTGTCTCGCCGGATCGAGCTTCCCTGGATGGGAAACAATCACTCCTGGGTGTGTACCTTGACCAAAATAAGTGCTTCCAAAGGTTTCCATCGCCATTCCAAGGCCGATTGATTTACGAGCTAGCGCAATTATAGAGTAACCCTGAAAGCCGTCAAAGCCAAGACCTGGAATGTGCAGTATCTTCTCTCTAGGGAAAGTCTTAACCTCTGACCCAACCATGATGTCATAGACAAGTTTTCCGTCCTGCATCTTGATCTTGACTACTTTGTTTGGAGGGATAGGCCACAGCTCAACAATCCTTCCCAAGTTATCAAAAACCTTTTCAGCATATCCGTTACCCCACATTAAGGCATGGGACTGTAATAATTCACGGCCAGCCATTGCAGTCATGTAGGGATTCCATCTGTCGTGCATGACACCATAAAGGGGCTTCTGATCTGCTATTTTCTTCAGCTTGCCTTCTTTCCTCATTAAATGAAGTGGAAGTGAGCCGATAGTGCCTGAGATTAGGGATTGTGCGTTATATACTGCGGAATTATTAAGTGCGGTAAACTCGGTGACTGTTTCACCTGATAGAGATTGTGAACCAGCAAGATTCCAAAGAGAAGGATTCCATGCCTTATCATTCGTAAGACTAAGATCACGCTTTTCTCTTGTGAGCCTGTTCATTATACCCATTTACTCTCCTCTCACACCCACAAAGAACAACAAAAACCCACAAACAGCAAAGGATACCCAGGGAATGAACTGATACAATCCATAGCCCAACATAACGAGTCCACCGAAGACGAAAATATCCCTGATTTCAAAAGCCATCCACAAGCCTTTGAACAGGGACTTGATAAAGTTGCCTACTTTTCTAATGATTCTCACCGCATAGCCTTAACCTACTGGGATATGGTTAGCGCACGGTGGGATTGTCGCACGTTGTAAGTGTTATGTCAAGGGTTTTTATCCCAGCGCCTTATGGCAATCCACACACACCAGAACCGGCGTCTGTGTCGTCAACTCTTGCCCTGTCGGTGAGATGATTGCCGATATGGTACTCACCTTAATCGCCTGCATGAAATACTCACAGCCACATTCACACGCCCTTGGTTTCGCACTCTCCATTTGCTTCGGGGTGAGCTGGATTTGCTGACCCGGCGCGAGTTGCTTCATCTTCATCCCTGTGTTTTTTAGTCGTTCCATTGCTTCTCCCATTAGTTTTCTCCTTTCAATTCCTTCTCAATTATCACCCGCGCCATTTGTGCCACTGGTCGGCTCTCCTCTTCCGCCCTCTTCTTCAGGGCTTTGTGGGTGTCTTCGGTTAATACGATTGTGATTGGATGCTTTTTCATGGTGTGGCCTTTCTTATATTTTTTGCAGTCATTACTTCACCAGCCTCGACCATCTCTTTGTACTGCGCTCTGTGCGCCTCACATACTCTCAAGATTGTCTTGTCTGGATCGTAACAGCTATAAACGCAGCCACACTTTAGCCTGACTCTTGGATCGGCCTGTGAGCCTTTGCGGAATCTCCAGTTGCTCATCCAACCCACACCTTGAGCGCCCAGCCAGCAACCCCACCTATACAGAAAACTATCGCCATTATGATCACTTCAAATATCCACGCTTCAGTCTTTGCTTTCATCTCACACCTCCCTTAGTGCTATTGAGCGGTCTTGTCAAGTATCCTTATAACTACTTGGATGCCTGCTCGCTCTTTGGTCTCTGCATCATACTTTAGGCATTCTTTGTCAAATTCCTTCCAACTCAACCCACTTAGTATTTGCAACTGGTCTTGACGGGGTAGCCAGACTAACCCAAGGTATGTTTCTTTATATCCCCCAACTAT